ATCAACAGCAACGAACTAAACGTCAAAAACAATATCATGCTTCAGCTAGATTAGTATTTGGCGCCTGGATAGGTATCATAATTGCATTAATATATATAGTATTAACAAAATAATAAGAAATGAACCATAAAACAAAATTTAAATACAGATCGGGACAGGAAGTAAGGTGGATGCAAAAAGGCCAAATGATAGATCATCCAGAGGGGAAGATGGGAAGATACGGAATGCTAAAAATTATGCGAACCATAGAATTAAGCGGGAAGATAATCCATCAAAATATCATTGGCTATGATATAAAACCTCATGGAAGACCTTATACCATATCAGTTCCAGAAGAGGTTATAATAGGTTTATATAAAAAAGAAGAATAAAAAGGAAAACAATGGCAAAAAAGACTAAACAACCAGAACAAGAATTTGAATACAAACAACAACAACCTCCTCAATTAACACCAGAGGAAGTAAGAATATTATATGTATTAGCACAACAAGCAACAATTAAAGTAGCAGATGCCATAGCAGTAGTTAATCTATTGGGTAAATGCGAAGCAATAATTGGACCACCTCAAAAATAACCCCCGCGCATTAAAAACAACTTGGTACGCGACTAAGGTGCAAGCACCGTATAAATAAAAAGAAAATGGAACAAAAGATAATATCAAAATTAAGTAGCATGAATAGAAAGATCGATAACATGAATACAAAATTAGAACTATTGATAGAATTCGTTGATAAGATGGAGGATGGACCTAATGACGGAAAGCTATGCAAAGAGTATAGGGATAAGATAAATCAGGTAGGAAGAATATACGAAAGAAATCCCGACACAGGAGTTATTAAATCACGCAAGAAAGGTGATTATGGTAATGAAAGAATAGAACATCCAACACAAGAAGACATAATCGCATTTAATAATAAACAATCAAAGGAAAATAAATAATGCCAAATTGGAAATCAAAAGAACGAGAACATCAGCCAGTAAAGAATGAAAAAACAAAGGCTAAGGAAAGACAAGCTATCGCACTATTCGGTGAAGGATGCTCAGCACGTCACATATCTATGATAATGGGACTATCAGTATCACGTATCAATGAGTATCTACATAAGGAGTATACACCTAATAAAGGTAAAACTCGAAAGACAAAACGCTCTACAAAAAGCGGTAAAAGACGAGTATAAAGGACGTTATTAGTAATACACCCACACTATACTAAATGCCCTATTATGTGGAACAAAGTGGTAGATTGTGATAGATGAACTAAGAGTTATATTGTATTATATTTGACAAAACTGCTGGGTTGTGTTCCCCGAGAAAGTACTTTTTAGCCCGGCTAATAAACTTTTGGCCAGGGCCCTTAGTCATACCTCACATGCAAGCAAACTGTCTTATACACGGCCTAACATACCTTAAACCCCGCATGTCAAATTGTCATATAGTTGGGACAAATTGTCACTGAAATAATTTGGATAAGTCGTTTATTTTTATTATATTTATATATACAAATTAATACTCAACACCATGACTAAGAATGACATTATTGGATGCTTATTAACAACTGCTACACTAGGAGCAATCTTTGCAATCTACTATCTGTTAATTAAGATAGGATGTCCCTGCTAATATGAATGAGAGTCTATATAACCTGAAAACGTTAAGATCACATGGTATGGCTGAAAACGTTAAGATCACATGCCATATAGACTCTGTTTATAACTCGTTACAAATGTTAACAACATTACAAAGGTTAATAACTATGTTAATAACTAACTGATAATTGTTAATAACTTACAGCCATTTTATTTGGATAAGTCATAAAAAAGTCTTATATTAGTATATAATTAATAACAAACACCTCACTACATGAAGTACATTTTAAAAATTAACGATGTTACCGAAACTGTTAACTGCTCAGTTGGTAAGAATACGTTTAGCTTTGATCAATCATTAGCTATCAAAAAGGCAAAAGTAGCATTACGGAAGGGATCTAACCTATCCGTCGAAATAACGAGTGAGCTATCATCATTTGGTACAAGCTCGCAAAAAGTTAGCAACTTCAAAAAAGTTCCAGAGGAATTAACTCCATTCTGGAATGAATACGTTGCACCTGTTAATACAGAACATGTTAACCTAATGAATTTTATACACAAGGATTCAACTAAGCTAAGACCGGCAATGCTTATGCTACCGGACCTCCAATGGAAGTATCTAATACGCTCCGCTATGAGGGGGAAGAATATAATGATGACTGGAGCTGCTGGCTCTGGTAAGACTATGGCTGCTAAGGCTTTAGCTAACTCATTGGATAGACCTGAATACTACTTCAACTTAGGAGCTACTCAAGACCCTAGATCAACACTCGTTGGTAATACTCATTTCAGTAAAGATAGCGGTACTTTCTTCTCAGAATCTACCTTTGTAAAGGCAATCCAAACGGAGGACGCCATTATCTTACTGGATGAGTTATCTAGAGCACACCCTGAAGCATGGAATATACTGATGACAGTACTAGATCAGTCACAACGTTACTTAAGACTGGATGAAGCAACAGACTCACCTACAGTAAAAGTAGCCAAGGGAGTAACATTCATAGCTACAGCTAACATAGGTAATGAATACACCTCAACACGAGTAATGGATAGAGCACTACTAGACAGGTTCACTATAATCGAAATGGGGTTACTATCACAAGAAAAAGAAGAAGCACTATTATGCATGCTATATCCAGATGCAGATAAGGATACTCTAAAAAATATTGCTTCAATAGTTTCAGCAACAAGGGATGAACTCAAAACAGACATACCAAGAATATCAACATCAGTATCAACAAGAGCTTCTATAGAGTTCGCATCCCTCGTTTACGACGGCTTCAGTCTCGAGGAATCAGCTGAGGTTACTATCTATCCATTATACGACGATGCCGGTGGTTTAGACTCAGAAAGAACATTTATCAAGCAATTGGTTCAAAAGTACATACCATCAAATACAGACGAAAACCTCTTTAACACTGAAGAAGAGCTATTTGATGAAAATGACATAAAAAATGCTCAAACAAGCTAAAATCATGTAGTGGTGATTGAGGAGACCTTTCACGCTGAATTTGCCAAAAGCAATAGTTTAATGTAAGCAGCAAAAAAGGTCTCCCCCGGGAGGGGGGTTAGTCCGTTTGTATGTTGGCCTCCAAATTTTTACCGGGGCTTTAACATTCATCCCATTATAAATAACATTTAATAAAATACTATACTAAATAAAGAGTGAGAGTAAACATGGAAAAGACACAAGGTAAAAATTGGAATTCTAAACAAAGGGAATACATACCAATTAAAAAAAGATCAACCAAAGAAAAAGCAAGGATAGCTAATAAACTATATGAAGATGGACACACAGTTAGATACATTGCTCAGCATATGGAATTATCCGCATCACGTATATACGAATACATTAGAAAATAAAGAATATGGGAAAGTTAGAAAAGAAACAATATAGGGTGGAAGGGATATTCTGGGTTCCAGGGTATAACGATTTCGACTTCGATGATTTCGAGGTAAATGCCTATTCAAAGAAACAAGCACTTAAAAAAGCTCAGATGAATCCTATGTGGAATCTAGCTAAAAAGCCACCTGCGATTAGCAGGGTATGCAAAACAGATATAACACAATTAGAACTAATATAAAAACGACAAGATGAGAAAAAGTAAAAGACAGCACCAGGTAGATCTACTGGAGAAGCTATTGAAAAGAGTTCAGAAGAATGATACAGATAATACATCACAGCAAACATATGATGACACTGTAGATTGGATAAGGATGAAAATGCAAGAAGTAGAAGGAGGTGATATTAGCCTAGATTCAGGAGGGTTATCCAAAGAAGATATGCTGAAGGCTAATACCATGTGGACTAGACACTCGAAGGTAGAGGCTACTTCTTAGTATGTATAATAGGGTTGTTCAGATAGAAGATAAGCTATATAAGGTTAAGAGGACTTTCCCTGAGAGTCGGCTTAATTTGATAGATGGTTGGGTCGATGTTCTACGAACCCTATATCATATAGACATGGTTTTTAGAAGAGATGGTATTCTTTATCTCTGTCAAACTATTGATGACCTAGATTACGATACTATACCTTAACCGCGTACCAAGTTTTATATTAAAATGGGGGGCGGGGGAAATTAAAATTCGATGCTAAATCTGAAGAGTATTATACCAGCTGCATTGGCTATGACGTCATCGGCTTCATATCCGTTATGATCATAGTGATCGTATACCTCTTTTACAACACCTACAGAGAATGATAGTAATGAACTATAGAAGAATGCTTTTTCCTTACCGTAGATTGGTTCAAAGTATTTATATGAAGTATAGGTCATTGCATAAGTGCCTAAGCAATGCAGTTGTTTATCAGTACCATTGTTGAATGGAATTGGTTTAAAGGTTTGGGCATAAGACTTTATTGGGAACAACAGTATAACGATTAAGATCAGCTTCTTCATAGTATCTCTGGCATTCTTATCGTAAATTAATATATAGGTATAAGTATCAAATGAAAGGTGACAAGGTGTCATAGTTATTTGCCAAATTGTCATTCAAAATATTTGGATAAGTCATTTATTTTTATTATATTTATACTATAAATCAATATCACATTACAATGGGACAAACAGTTAAAGACCAAGCAAAAGTTATTACAAAGCTAGTTACAAAGTATTTTGAAGATTTAGGTTTTGTATGCCAGGGTTCAGACTATGGTAAAGATCTACAATTTGAAAATCCTAAAACAGGAGAATGCATTGAATATACAAAAGGGTACTTCGGAGCTAATTCTGAACCATCAGTTACTGGGCAATGGTACAATGGTGATGAAGTTTCAAAAGAATCACTAGAAGCTGAAGAACAAGTTCTAGTCTATATTAATGAATTGAAAAAATCTTACGTATACCGTGAAACATATGCCAATCCAGAATACTAAGTAAATCGCATTAAGCTGTTAATAACTTATATTAGATTGTTAACAACTTTTGCACTTAACGGTTATATACTAGTAAACTAGTGGCGGGTTCGATTCCCGCAAGTGCTCTAACTAAAAAATATAATATGGCAGATACTTGGAAACAGCTAGACTTCTTCGTACAAGATATGAAGAGTACTACGTCAACATTAAAGAAGAAAGAGATAATTGAACGTTATAGAGATGTACCGTTTATAACTGAATGTTTGAAATGGACGTTGGATCCTTATAAGATGTATTATGTTACAAGTAAAAATTGTAAGAATCTAAAACATCTGTCGACTGATTGTCCTCATGATACTATATTCAGCTTATTAAAACATCTAGACCGTAGAACCTTTACAGGACATGAAGCAATCAGTATGGTAAATGGGTTTTGTTCTGCACTTGCACCATGGGCAAAGGAATTGGTCTATTGTATTATAGATAAGAATTTACAAATAAGAGCTAATGCTTCACTAATCAATAAAGTTATTCCAGGATTAATACCTGAGTTTAAGATTGCATTGGCAAATAAGTATGATCCTAAATATGTTGACTTTGAAAATGATACTTGGTTAGCTTCTAGAAAACTCGATGGCGTTAGATGCATTGCTATCTGCAACTCAGTTGGTAACGTTAAGCTACATTCTAGGGCGGGGAAAGAGTTTGATACTTTAGATAAAGTGAAAGAAGAACTTATAACAATTATGAAACCAAATACTGTATGGGATGGCGAGATTTGTATTTTAGATGACGGAGGTAATGAATCATTCCAAGGTATTATGAAAGAAATACGTAGGAAGGACCACACAATCCCCAACCCTATGTACTTAGTTTTCGATTACTTAACTCTAGATGAATTCAACTCTGGTACTGGTACAAGAACTCTGTCAGAACGTAATGATACTACATACGACTTTAACTTTGTTAAGTCATTACAATTTGAAAAGGTTACGGATTTTAAAGTATTACAAGAATGGGCAGATGAAGCAGAGAGTCTTGGTCACGAAGGAATTATGATACGTAAAGATTGTGAATACAAAGGTAAACGTTCTAATGATATTCTAAAGGTAAAGAAAATGCATGATGCAGAATATGTAGTTGTTGATTTAGATTTTGGAGACCATAGAATTATAGAGAATAGTAAAGAAGTAAAACGAACTCTTTTATCTCAAGTTTATATAGAGCATAAAGGAAATAGAGTTGGAGTTGGTTCTGGGTTTTCAAAAGAACAAAGAATGAAATACTATGCTAATCCAGAATGGTTAATTGGTAAAACAATTACTGTACAATACTTTGAAGAAACTATAAACGAAGAGGGCCTACCATCCTTGAGATTTCCAGTTGTAAAACATATTTACAAAAATGGTAGAGATTGTTAATAATTAAAAATTTATAAATGAATAAGAAAATACTTTATATCGATATGGACGGTGTCCTAGCCGACTTTGATAGTAAGGCAGCTAAAATACCAAAGCACTTACTAATGAAATATCATGACATGGTTTATAGAATACCAGGATTCTATAGAGACTTAAAACCAATGCCTGGGGCAATTGAAGCTTTCAAAAAACTATCAGAGAAGTACGAGGTTTACATAGCATCCACAGCAGCATGGGATAATCCATCTTGCTGGATAGATAAAAGATTATGGGTACAACACTATCTTAAAGAGTTTGGATATAAGAAAATTATATTAACCCATAACAAAGGTTTGCTAAAAGGAGATATTCTTATAGATGACAATCTTTGGAATGGTGCTGAAAACTTTGAAGGTGAATTTATCCACTTTGGTACTGATCCTAAATTTATGAACTGGGACGATGTCCTTAAAATACTTATACCAGATGTTTAGATCTTGGACTACAGAAGAAATACTATTATTAGATCAAGCTGTTAAAGCTCATCTAACTACTGAAGATATTGAAAATTTGGGAAAGTTACTTGATAGATCCTATCAAGCGACTAGGAAGAAGATATTGGAGATTGCTAATATAATACCTTCAAGCAGATTGGTTAACGTATTAAGACGCAATGGTAAATTGATAAACCAAACCTCAGACTTTCCTAAAGATATAGATCATAGTTATATACCCCCGGTAATCTTCTCGGACGTTCTTAAAATGCGTAAGAAGAAGCTTAGACCTGGTGATAAAGTATTGATTAGAACTACAGAACATATTAAGCATATGACAGAGTTTGAAAGAGATGGTGCATTTGATTATGCTGATAAAGAAGTTACTGTTGGATTGGTTTCTGGTAAATCTTTTTATATAATAGAAGATGATAACGATTATCCAATAAGGTTCCATTTGGATTTAGTAAAAGATATTTATAATAACAATGAATAGAGACAATATTAACATATCACACATGATAGAAGTTTTCAACCATATAGCAATGGAAGAAGGGTTCAGGCTGATTGCTAATGAAATTGATCCATTACAATTTTTTAGTTCCAAAAAAAAGTTTTATAGAATGATTGATCGTTTAATAACTCATTATATAGAAACAGAGGAATATGAGAAATGTTCTCTATTGGTACAAATAAAAAAGCAGAACGGTTGGGTTGATCCAAACGATTAAAGGTTTTTTCAAAATAACTCCCAAAAAATTTGGATATGTCGATATTTTTAATTATATTAGCATATAATTTATTATTTCATAATAACTAACATACTATCATAATTAAATAAAAACAATTATTTATTATATAATTCAAAGAATTACACAACACACACTGTGTTTAATAAAAGGGATATGCCGATACCCTAAATAGTAGGCTAACATTAAAAAAAATTAAACATGCAAAAGCACAATAAAAAGTTTCGTAGAGAAGGACCAGGCAATCAGCTTCCTATTAAACATAATCAAAGGAAACCATTCGAGCCAGGTCGGTATGGAAAAAATTGGGGATCTATTAAAATAGAACTTGCAAAAGGTAGTAAAGCAACAAATGCAATTCCACCTGCATCTCAACCTATAATTGGTACACTGTGTATTGGTACTATGAAAGTTGATATAACGTTTTCTGAAGCAAATAGAATTGCTGAAGAATTGGAAGATGCAAAGCATAGATATAACGTAGCTAGTAGAATAGGTATGTTAAATGAGAATAGCGGAACCCCTGATAATTATAGAGTTAGCAAAGCGAAAGCTACTCACTAAACTTAAAGGAGACAGA